GTCTTGGCTTTATTCTGCGCGCTACGGAACCTAGAAATCTCTTCCTTAGTCGAGTCAGCTTGAGCATCAAACGAACTAGCAACCGGCGCTACACTCCGGTCTGTACCATCAACTAAACGGTTCTTAGAACTAGCCTCAACACGCTTAGTTGCTTTGCCTTTATTTAAAGTTTGGGTTACAGCTTCTAGCATAGCTGGTCTTGGAATTCCTGTAGAGAAATCTTGACCAGTAAGCTCTTCAAGAAGCTCAGCAGTATTGAAGCCAGCAGCCTCAAGTTTTTGGATGACAGCAGGATTACTAAAAGCCCCATCTGCCATCAAAGACTGCCCTGTAAGAGACACGATATCGTCCTCACTGAGCGTGAATACATCTTGGTCGGCTGCACGATTCTTAGTTAAAGGCGCGACATTGCCCTTACTATCTTCAAGGCCAACAGCATATCGAGTTTCGCCATCAACTTCAACAGGGACTAGACGACTTCCTTTGAAGTCCCCATTAGCATTAACGGCTTCAGATATCTGAGGATTTTTCATCAAAGAAGCAAAGATTACCTGCGAAGATGCAGGGTCTTTTAGGGCGGCACCTATATCACCTTGATGTCTATCTGCAATAAGGTTAACAGTAGCCGCAGCCTGTCCATTTTCATCAGCATCTTTTAGATAGTCACTGATGACATCTGTAGTATCCAAAGCTTCAAACTGAGACTCTAACTGCCCTAAATTACGTTGGGCGTCAAAGACAGTTTGCTTGCGCTCTTCCTCACCCTCAAATATAGAAAGTTTACGAGCATTAAAATCATTAGTTACAGACTGCTGCTGCAACCTATCTTGGCGAGTTTGAATACCCTGACCAATCTGAAAACCTCCGGCAAGACCACTAGAAAAACTAGCCATTTTTTATATTCCTCTTAGAGCATTGCAGCTAAACCGACAACAGTGCCGATTGTCTGTAAATTTTCATTCCTAGCGCCGGCACGACTACCCGCGTTTCTACCTTCTCTGACGTCCTTTAAGCTAGAAGCCCCAGTAAGATTATCAAGAGCATCTATCTGGATACCTGTTTGGATACTAGTAAGCGTATTAGCCTGAGACTTATTAATGTCACCAGCAATATCAACGGCCTCATTTTGGGCAGATACCTGAGAGGATACCGCACCCAATTTAGTGAGTCTATCTTGACCTTCCTGCTGTTCAGCAGTAAGGCTAATACCTAACGCTTCTCGGCTAAGTTCCGACTGTCTCTCGCCTAGTTCTACAGCCTTATTTGCACTGTCAGTAGCCTCAGTAATAAACAAGTCTCGGCGGCCACGCATTTGCGCTTCTAAATCCTTCAATCGAGGAATGGTAGAATTCTTGAATTGCTCCCAAATGCTCTGGCGCGCATCTGCCAAAGGATTAGCACCAGCCAGTGAAGGCGCAGGAGTGGAAGCACGACTATTTTCGATAACTCTAGCTCCGTCACGGCCAGCGTCTAAACCTACATCTAAATCAAATTCATGTGGCATTACGCAGTCCTTCTATTAAGAACAGGAAGGGGGTTAGTAAGTATAGCAGAATCTAGGTTAGGCTTGACCTGGTTAGGGTTAGCTAAAGGGTCAGTAGTACTGAAGTCAGCAACACCCAGACCAAAGCCAATACCTGCCCCTAAAATATCACGGTTACCAGCGGCTTTTAGCTGGGCTTCCCGCATAAGTGCTGCATCTAGCTGAGCCTGAGACTGGGCAGTAACTCTAGCAGAAGAAGTAGCAGCGGATTCTAAACCTAAGTCGGCATTTATGAGACTAAGATTTGCCCCTAAAGCTTCCTCCTCTGCCCCTGCTCTAGCAGCCACGCCAACGTTAGCAGCAACACGACTATCAATGGCATTAACTCTAGCAGAATCTTCCAACGGAACTTTATTCAACTGGACAGCTAATTGGGTACGAAGTCGCTCACTATTACGCCCAGTACTATCCTGCTCCGAAAGAGCCTCTAAAGCCTCTCGACCTTGAGTAAGCTCTTGAGCTATTTTTAGCTTCTCAATGCCTTGCCTTTTAAGCTGTATTTCCTCGCGGGAAATCTTAGCCTTTTTTGCGCTAGCTGTCATAATGTAAACCTTTAATGAAATTGAGATTACCGTTCAATTGAGACTCTAACCTAAAACCTAGTTTAGGCGCGACTTTAAGCCAACCTAACCGAGGACTTGAAAAAGTAACCATATCCGCTTTAACTATTATACCAAATTCTTCAGCTTTTTGTAAGCCTGCAACTAGACCTAAATGGTCATAACCTTTTATAAAGAAAGCGGCAGAGAGATGTGCCTCAACCCCGCACATATCTACGTACAAAGAGACGCAAAAAAACCCAGCATCTATACTAAGTAAAGTATCACGGATAATGAACAGAGTGCTTGAGCCGTAGACGCAACTTGCTAGTAAAGTTTGGTAGGAGAGTATATCCCCAGTTTTTTCACCTAAGACCTCCAGCCCTTCGGCTAGAAATCTATGGTGCATAGGGATGTGGCTATCAGGAATTCTAGCTACAGATAGTAGATTAGTAGGACTTAACTTTACTTGCATATCTGGTGCCCATTTGCAGCATACTTGATTGCTTATCCAAGTACCCTAAAGCTTCTCGTCTAGCGATAAGTTTAGACTCTTGGTAATTTATCTCATGCGTGCGCGCAGAACGAGCATTAGTCCAAGGTTTATTAGGCATCTCCATAAGATGCACAGCAGCCGCAAAGACTATACCATCAGAGTACTTTTCCGCATACTCATCCGCAGCAATTTCGAAGTGTTCACGCACAGGGACTAAGACAGCTTTTACTTCTAAATCAAACGCCCTTGTTGGGCAGGGCGCTATATGCATATTAAGCCCTTGGCGGAACCAAGCAGTAGGCATATTTTGGTACTGCTGGAACTTACGAATAGTCTCAAAAGAAGCAGAATCTAAAGGCTCACCATCTACGATTACAGAGTGTATGGCGTGTATCATAGTTTCCTCTGGCGGGTCAAGCTCAAATAGAATAGCAGACGCACCAACTGGAATGAAATCTAGAGGTACATTCCATACCTCAGTCTCCATAAAAAACTTACGAGACCCGTACTGCAATGCCAATAGATAAAGGTCATCAGTAACAGAAGGAACCTTAATCTCTAAAGCCGAAAATAAGTCTTCAAGAAACATCTGATTCTCCTATGGTATCCGCTGGTGTGTCTTTAGTATCCGCAGCATCTTTAAGGCCAAGCTGTCCAGCAACACTAGACATGAAACTTTTAGCACGTTCGCGGTTAGAAGCACTCTCGGTATCACGTGACAAAGCAAAAGCGATAACCAAGTCGATAAGCATCAGAGAATACTTCTCAGAAATCGGTACATCTTCTGCACCATCTATAACCGTAACTTTGACAGGATACGTAGAATAACTAGCAACAAGCTTGCCCGCATTTGTGTTCGGCGGATAGACGATAAAAGACTCAGGGTCTTCAGTATTAAAGCAATAGATTATCGCTATAGCTGACTCTTTCGTGCCAGCCCAGTTAGGAATCTGGGACATCAAGGTAAGTAACGACATATTCTTAATAGAAGCACGGCCTCTATAAGACCTAGGACCGATTCTAGACTTGAGAGTGTTAGCTAAGTTATTATGGAATATTTTTAATAATCTGATACCAGTAGCAGGCAACTTTTGTAAGCTTCCCTGTACCAAAGGTATCTCGCCTGTAGTGACAGAAGCTGAACTGTCACTAACGGCTATGAATGATAAAGCCCTATTGAGATAATCTATAAAATCATCATCAGTATGGGCTTGCCCCGAAGGAAAATTGTCTCTGAGCGTCCGGCGCGCAGGAGTAATAATATCTGCTGTTTTCATTGCTAGACCTCAGAGTAATTTTATTAAGCTTTTGCAGCCGTTTTTGGTGCAACTTTTGCAACAGTTTTAGCAGGAAGTTTCGCATCTTCCTTGCGTAACGCTTCAAGCTCTTGGGCCTCAGCAGCAACTAACTTAGCGGCTTCACGTTCTGCTTTTTCTGCACGTAACTGCTTCAACTCTGCGGCTTCTGCAAGAGCTTTTTCAGCGGCAGCAATAGCCTTAGCATCTTGAAGTACAGCACCGCGACCAGCACATTTGTGTTGGTCAGCCTTATGTACAAAATTGCACTTACCAGCGGCAAATATGTATACGCGCCCTGTCAAACACCCTACACGGATATTAGCGGCAGAGACCATAGGAACCATAGAAGCTGGACACTCTTCTGGGTTCAAAGCGACGACTGCTTTATAAGGATTTAAACGAAGACCTACACCTATATCTGTGGCTTTCTGGCGCTGTGGTGAACCACTCGCTTCACCATCGACATTTACTGGAACTTTAGACATAATCTTATCTCTCTTTCTTGGAATTGATGGGGGTATGGTTTTTATACTAGGGAGGGAACGCCCTCCCGAAGGAGGACTAGGCACCACACCCTAATTTACAACGATTAACCTACTTCGGACAACGCAGAATCAATGCAGATTACACCGTAATCTTCGACTGAATCAGTAAAGTCGTTTTGGAACTGCGGCTTGAGCATACCAAAGATTTTATTGGTAGCGATACCGTGGTTGTTTCCGTAGTCAAAAGTCTTCTCAACCCAGCCGGGAGCACCGAAGTCTGCAAAGCCCATCGCCTGAGCACCACACATTAATGCACGTTGACCTTCTACGTTACCGCCGACACCCCATTTATTAGTAGCAGTTAGGCCAGTAGTATTATATACATAACGGTACTCATGCACAATCATGCCATCCAACATCACTGAAGAAGTACCAGCGAATAAAGTGTTCTTATCACCGCGTACACCTGCTTCACGGATGTTAGCCAAGAAGTCAGCATCAAGACGTAAATCTGCCATGCCTGTAGGCGTAACAAAAACATGATACATCTCATCAGAACCAACAGCAATACCACGCATACCAGTTTCTTTTGCAAACGCTTTAGCACGGACTAAACTTTTATAGTTCATAAGGTCTGCCGCTAAAACTGAAGCGGTTGCACCAGTGGCGATACTACCATCAGCTAACACACGTAAATGACGGTTAGCAGACGGAGCGGTTACATCGGTACGATACGTTAAAAGTAAGAAAGATGAAGCTACATTGCGAGCAGCGCCATTATTCAACGTATCGTAGTCGATACCTGACAAAGTCAAGAACGCTAACTGGTCGATACGGTCGCCAAAGAAACGACCTAGCTTATCCTTAGATTGGTTACGAAAATGAATAGTAGAACGCTTGTCAGTGACACGACCTTTGTTACGAGTTGCAGTACGCAATTGGTCATACTGAATTTCTTGCTCGAATGCACGAAGAATATCTTCATTACCCTCCAAGATACCATCGCCAGCGACACCATCTCCGAGTAATTCTGCTACCAACTGGATAACAGCTTTTGACGCGCCATTTACACTAGTTAATTCAGTAATCCGTTGAATCATTGCATTAGAGGAAGTACCCATAAAATTCATTACAAATGATTTTCTACGGGCAGTCTCCCACACTGACTTCGCCCAAGCGAAACGTGCTTGTAGCCCCATTGCCGTAAAATCGGTGGCATTTCCCGATGCGCCTGCATGTTCACCAGCCATGATATATACCTCATATTATGATTAAAGTTTGTTAAATATGACTCACTATTGAGTCGGTAGTTGCCATATTTTTACAAGGTAGCGGCCTTGGCTGTACAAAAAACACTAGTACAGCAAGAGATTTCATTCTAAGTATATAGAATTTAAGAGAATTAGTCAATCCTAAAGAAAGGGGAGGCTTTCGCCCCCCAAACAGGGAACTTTTATTAAAAATCAGGACTAGTAATTCCAAGCTCTGAGACAAACGCATCTTTAAAGAAGTCATCACCAGATTTCTTCTGCAAGCTAGAACCAATAACCTTCTTACCTTTAGCATTACTCTTAGCTTTACGTGAAGGAGTCTTCTTAGCAGCAGCAACTCGTTTTTTAATACTTTTCTTAGTCTTGGACGCCGATTTTTTATCCACAGCATCCTTAGCTAAAGTACCAGTAGCCTCCAACTTATGAGTAAGAGCCGCTTCCTCTACAGCCTCAACAAACGCACGAACATGGCTAACGTTATTAGCAAGTTTAGTCTGGTACGCAGTATTGACGACACGGATAAGAACCTTGTTAACTTTAGGACTTTTAGTATCTAGACCCTCGTATAACTTGGCAGCGTCTGCCATAGCAACATCAAGCGCGGCTTGTAGTTTTTCTTGGGCTACTTTAGAACCCGTTCCAGCTTTAGAACGAGCCGTAGCTTGAGCATCAGCAATCTCTTCCTTAGCGTCCTCTAGCTGCTCACTAAGTTCAGTGGCCAATTCAACTTCTTTATCAATCAAAGCCTCCTGATACTTAGCATTGATTTCACGAGACTTCTTATACAAGTCTGCATTATCTTTTCTGAAATCAGCAAGAACAAACTTAGCAGCACCAGCAGTAGCGTTAAAGTCTCGCGTCAGTGCATCAGAATTATCAACAAGTTTGCTAAACTCTTCAACAGCTAGCGTGGCTGCGGCATCAGCATCTTTGCCCGAATCATCATCGTCATCATCATCGTCATCATCAGCATCTTTGCCCGAATCATCATCGTCATCATCATCAGAATCTTTGCCCGAATCATCATCGTCATCATCATCAGAATCTTTGCCCGAATCATCATCGTCATCATCATCAGAATCTTTGCCCGAATCATCATCGTCATCATCATCAGAATCATCATCTGACTCATCATCCTTACCCGAGTCATCATCAAGTTCTGACTCATTATCGAGGTTCGCTTTCACAACACTATCTACATCGATACCTTCTTCAAACTCGGCAAACTGCTCTTCACTCAAAGCCCATTGGTCTTCACCATCTGCGCCAGCAAAAATCTTATCATTACCCTCGGAAACGATACCTAAATCATTACCTTCGCCGTCATTGTCTGCGCGTAATACCCGTGTAATTCTATTAAAAATAAACATAACATACTCTCTTATAATTTAAGGTTGTGGTGCGTACTAAGTGTAAAACTATTTACGAACTAGCGCAAGAAGTGCTGTAGTAGTCGCACCAACTATAGTAGGTACAACCTCGCACAATGGTAACTCTATATAAGCATAGCCAGATGTGGCAAAAACAGACTCAGCATTAACACCCGCAGCCTCTTCACCTACTTGCCAAGTAAACTGCGAGCTACCAGCATCAGTATCTACTTTATATAGATACAAACCAGCAGGTATGGATTGTGGCACAGCAGTTACTAGTTTAAAGGGATTTCTTTTAGTCATCTTTAGTCTCCGTATTGGCCTTAGCCTGCTCTTGCGCCTTGGCATTATTAGTTAAAATTGTTTTCAAGATTGTAGAATCATTGCTTCCCTCTGAAAGTGTAGCACGTAACCCTGCATTAAGCTGGTCGCTTTCTTTCTCAGCCATGATAGTAGTAAGGAACCGTTGATTTTGGCCAATAGAAACGTCTTGCGCTTCAGCCTGACGTAACATAGCAGTAGCATTATTGACAGCAACTTTAGACTGCAACTCTTGCAACTCTAACTTAGCTGTTTCAATAGTAATCTGCTCTATCAATTGGTCTTTCTCTAGCTCCTGTGGAGTCTTATCCAGACCTTCCATTCTACGCAAAGAAGCGACTAGTTCATTCTTATTCGACAACTGAGTTTTGCTTACAAGAATCGAGTCAGGAATGTTAATACCGACCTCCTTCATACGAACCATTTTATCAAACTCGATGTCATTAAGAACATCAGATTTTGGTGCCCAAGTTATAACAAAATCATACCGACCTAAAGATACATCATTTGATATCTTACCAGCCGCCGTAACTTGGTTAATCGCGACCTCCTCTGTCTGCTCTCCGTCCTCATCCTTAGCTGAATAGCGTAAAATTCTAGGTTCAGTATAGTACTCTTGGATAATATCAACAACACCGCGAAGCATGTACTTTTGTGAACGTTTAAGGTTATCAAACACACGCTGTAAAAGCCCTTGGCCAGAATCCTTTTTACCATCGAGAAGCTTGCTAGAATCATTAGTCTTAGTGATACCCATCATGCCTTCATTGACACCAGAAGCCCTGAACAGGTTATTAGCAGCTTTATTACCTAAATTACTGATACCTGTAGGCACCTGGTTGGGATGGATTTTATCGAGAGGTGCAGTACCTCTTCGACGGACTAAAACAATACCAGCTTTGTTACCCTGCTTCTCTAACTGAGCATGAGTAAGATTCACTAAAGAATCCTCCTCCATCTGCCAACCGCCATTAGACGTACTGTTAACGATATGTAACTCTTGCGACTCACCTTTATTAAGCTGTTCCTGCGGAGAAATTACGTTATCTACCACAGACATTGTCCGGCCTTTGGAGAAGTAAGTAAACAACGGGTATTTAGTAAAATGTTTGTATGGCAGCCACTCCTCCTTGAGGACAATCATACCAGTAAACTGGATGAACCGGATACGTTTCATACGTGAAGTATATAGAGACAAATTGCTATCAGTAGCTACCTGTACAGCTTCGGCCTTATTCTTAAAGTCTGACTTCGGGACTTGGTAGTAATCAGTAGTGTCATCATCAACAAAAGTATAGGCATCGGTGAACACGAAATACTCACGCGTAACTACGATAGTTTTATCAAGGGCTTTCGTACCCTCTGTCTGCTCATTATCATCTGTTTCGTCGCCTTCGCCAAAGGTTCTAAGGTTCTTCAAATAGTCAAATTCACCTAAGTCACTTTGTAGACTAAACTGAACCATATCAGAATTCTTTTTACCGAACTCTTCCTCTAGTTCTTCACGCGTATACTCATCAAAATAGAACAACTCAGGCCAAGTATCAGGGTCGTAATCAGCAGCATCCACAGACAGAACTATATTGTTATAATCCTCAACCTTAATAGAGATTTTTCCAATAGGGTCTTCATCATCAGCAATGACAATACTAAACCATGCGCGGCCAGTAACAATAGCATCCAAAAAGAAGTCTGCTTCCTGCTCAGAATAGTTATTCTGTTGGAGCACGTTGCGTATGACTTTATTCAACATCACTGAGTTATCATGCACTGCCTTTCCGGTAGACTTGGTAGTCATATCGGCTTTGATTTTGGAGTACTCATTATAGATGGCATTTACTGTAGATAAAGTAATATTAATAGTGAGGGTAGGCTTACCATTTGCCTCGTTAGCCGCACGGTCTTCCGGACTCCATTGTTCGCCGAAAACAAAGTCCTGATTCCTAGCCGCTTTATCAGTAAACTCTATATGCTTTTTTATAGCTTGTTTGAAGCGGTTAACAGCAACCAGCAACTTATCATTGTGCTTGTCTTTATGCGCACCAACGGAAGCGGCAAATTCGGTAGATTTAGTAGTCATTAAGTGTACCCCCAGATATATAACCCATTATACACTAAATACATGCGCGGTTAAAGTCCTAGTATCTTCCTCATACTTTAACACATAATTGGGCGTTCCTGCCCCAGCGACATTAGGTAGAAACAAATGGGAACGGCAATACAAAGTAGTACCCCCTGTTACAGGATTATCCTGAGAAGAATCTATGATACCGTACCCCTCCTTCCCGAACAAATCAGTTATAGTTTCTAGCACATCTGCTGAACAATTGATTATGCCATGATACACGGGTTTATCAACCACCAACACCCCCGCATTTTCACGTATCTCCCATGAAACATCTAAGATTTCCCCGATAGTAAAGCTGTGAGGGTAAGCAGTGCCATCCTTAGAGAATCGTAGAACCTGTGGAGCAAAATGATTGATACCTTTAACCCCGTCGACTGGCCGAGTAGGAAACGCCTTATAAGTGATAGCATTACCATGAAGACCGAAAAACTTATCTTCTAGCATTGAATCTGAAATTGCGTCTGTTATTTTCATTTAGACTTACTCCTACTTCTTGCCCATCTTATAAGTACTCTTTTAGCATTTATTAGACTCTCTTTGGAGACTTTAGAGGGCTTACATCCTAACTTAACAGCACGTAAGCAAACGCCATCCTTATACATACACATACACAGGCCGCAGTTCTCGCCCCAATCAAACGCTTTTATCCTAAACTTAATCATTACTTATTACCCTTTATATGTTCAAACATTATAGGATAGGACACAAGATTACTGAACACCTTAGACCCTGAATGCTTGAACAGTATACGACCCATTTCCTCGCTGGCTTGCCGGAACGCGGCAAAATCAGAACTAGGGATAGAATCCTGAAAGTCTTCTCCCATATACTGTAGAAAATCGCCAGTAAGTAACTGGTGCGCTATAGCGTGACAAACTACCCTACGGATAATGTCGCTTTTCTCTGAATTAGTCATTAACTTGCCATCCAAGTTGTGCCGTCTCCACCTTCTTGTAGAGCTAGCTGGGTTCTAAGAAATTTATCCTTCCAACCTTCCTTCTTTTCTTTAACCAAAGGCTTATGAGAGGACAACGTATTTAGTAGTATACCTATATACGATAATGCATCAACCGCATCGTCATGTTTACCGTTAGGGAACTTCAAACATTCGCTTATAAGTTCTGATACACCCATATTGCCTTTAGGGAACAAAACCATATGCTGTTGCATGCGACCACGGATGTTATTTGCGCGTGCTTCTTTGTCGTTACGCCCAGGCTTTAAAGGTTCAAAGTAAGGGAAGATTTCCTTCTCTCTACATAGCACCTCCATGAACGGACCAATAGCCAAAGATATCTGTCCATGCTCCATGCCAGTTGCTATAGGGTTATACTTCACATGTAGGTCTAGGATATTAGTACAAAGTTCGAGGGTATCCATCTTACACTTTTCAACGTGAAGTATCCAGATTTTAGCCCTCTCATCTACACCAACATAGACACCGACACTGAAGTCATTTACCTCCTTTTGTCCGACTGCTAAATCCCATGCCGCATAGACCTTCAACTCATCAAGCGGAGGCACCTCCGACTGACCAACCATAGTGAACATATCTTTCTTAAAGAAGTCACCAGTATCAGGCAAAGGATTCTGCTGAAATAACGCATGCCAATCACGTTCGCCTAGGGTCGCGCGTATACGTTTAAATGCTTTCTCGTCATAGCGGTCTGGATGTAAAGCCTCACCTCTATTTCGGTAGTCTTCATCCTCTTCCGCAATCGCAGGATAACGGACTACTTGCCAGTTTTCAATGAAGTCATTTTCTTCATCATTCTGGAGTAACCAGCCTGCCAAATCATCTTCAGCCCAACGCTGCATAATAATAAGAACGCCACCACCAGAAGTAAGACGCGTATAAGCGGAACCAGTATACCAATCTCGAATGCTTTCTTGTACGCTTTCACTCTTCGCCTCGTCTCGACCTTTTGTAGGGTCATCTATTAATAATACATGGGCACCTTTACCAACAATGGAGCCGCCAACACCAGCAGAAACGTACCCACCACCTCCGTTAGTGAGCCAGTTTTCCACGGCCTGAGACTCCTTATCCAAACGAGTATCAAACATAGAATGGTAAGCAGGGTCACGCAGTATATCTCGAACCTTCCTTGAAAAGGAATTAGCCAATGAAGCAGCATAACTACAGGCAATAATTTCATGGTCTGGGAACTGTCCTAAATGCCATGCAGGAAAGTTACGAGATATTATCTCACTCTTGCCTGAACGGGGTGGCATAAATAGCATTAAACGAGGAGATTCCCCACGCTCAACAGCCTTCGAAAACTTCTCCAATCGGGCACATATATCCTTATGAACCCAACCAGCCATATACCCAACTTTAAACTCTTGGATAAACGGCAATAATCTTCTACGCGCTAGCTCTCTGCGTAGTAGTACCTGTTTAGCACTATTGCGAAAAGCATCACTAGAAGTGGCATCAGTTATATGGGCATGAGGATTAGGTATACGAGGGTCGTCTTTTAACCTAAAATTCAGTCCTTGACGGTCATCTGTTTTATCATCCGTACCATCAAAGTTATCATCATGTTTTGCTATACAATCAAAACAAGTATGCTGCAAAGTAACAGGGTCTTGCTCCATCATAAAACCAGCAAAAACACCCTCACACTCACAGCATCTGTGCTCACGCGCACCAGCGCGAATCTTGTCAATATCATCCTGCGTGATATCATTATTTAAATCAGTAGACACTTGTGGCGCCCTCCGCAGGAAAAGAATAGCCAAAAGTAGTAACCTTACGCTCCTCTTTTCCACTACAACTTTGATGAATTATACTGCCACCCATCACCTGAAATGCACTTATACCGTGCCGTGAGGCATAACCCAATCGACCTACGTCTTCGTCTATGACACTGTGGACATTCTCCCACCCGCAATGCTCACTAAGTCTGTCAATATATCTCTCAGTATCGTGCACGTATCCGGCATGCTTATCAGACATCAAACCATCATAAGGAACGCCATCTCTTACCAAGCAAACCATGCATTTATCTAAAGGGTCTCGGCAATCCACTGCTATATAGAAACCCTTATCTTTAAACAACCTCAACAGAGCCAACACATCAGAGGAAATACGTACATCCCCTTTCAGGTCAACATCCCCATAAATAGAATCAAAAGTGACCACAACAGTAGGCACTCGTCTAACAACATTCTGCTCTTCTTCTAGCATGTCAGCCATCCTTAACTTCAATGGACTCTGCGGTAGGGGTTCTATCAATTTTCTCGGGGAGTAAGTCAATAATAAGCCCCTCATCTTGCAGGTCACGAAGTATGGCTTCATCACTCATACGCGATATCTGATTCATGGTCTTTTGGACTGCACCCTCTCCCTCTTCAGCCTCCTTAATAAGCAACTTAGTTTCGTACAAACCATGCAACTTACCTACCTCTCTGAGGCACGCGACACCCTCCATAGAAGTAGTAGAACGTGAACGCTCTTCGTAGAACTGTGCGGTAAGTAAATCTTTAGTTATTTTGGGAGCTACTTGGTGAAGTTGCGAGGCAAAGTACATAGCTTGGGAACCGCGTGCATCTTGCTCTAAGAACTGAAGGCCATCTTGGATGTCAATGTACCCTGACATTCGTATAGCTTGCAAGGCTGGTAGCCCCTGCCTTATATATCCTAGTAAGCAAACTTCTTGCTCTGTTAGTATGGCTAAATCTGACATACACTGCTACTCCACGATATCGTAAGTTTCAGTAAACACATCGTAGTCTATGGGGTAGAATTCTCCCTTGACTCCCTTCATAATACAGTCCCCCCATTTAGCTAACTGAGTCTCGCCATCACTCTCCATAGTCTTGAGAAAAATACCTTTATCTAGCGATTGGCAGAAGTCATAGAACTTATTCTGCGTCATGCTGTCAGTATTAACTTTCTGCCCCATAAACTCTAGGCAATCTCTCACTGACATATCCGTATGGTGCAATCTTATGAAGTCTAATGCGATAGGTTTTTTCATGGCTTTCATAGGTAAATCCTTAAAAGTATTATTGTGTGGTTACACGTATTATAGCACCTTGATTTATAAAAGGAAATATGTTA